GAGGTCGCAACGGAATGAGCGACACATTGAACAGCGCTGTTCAAGACGCGTTGGAATTGACCGACCTTGGGAATGCCCGGCGTCTGGCGGAAACTCACGTCGACAAAATCCGCTACTGCCATCCCTGGGGAAAGTGGCTTGTTTGGGACGGACGACGATGGGGGATCGACAAGACTGGGCGGATCGTCCGCCTCGCGAAAGGTGTGCTCAACCAAATCTGTCTGGATGGGATGCACTCATCGAGCAAAGACCTGATGGCGCATGCGTTGAAGTCGTCCAGCGCGTCTCGCGTCGCGGGCATGATCCGCCTTACCGAATCGGAGTTCAGCATCCCTGTTCTGCCTGAAGAACTCGACACTGATCCGTGGCTGCTCAACTGCGCCAACGGCACCGTCGACCTGCGCAATGGCCAACTGCGTGAAGCTTGTCGGGATGACTTGCTCACTAAGGTTTGCCCGACGGCCTTTGTTCCTGATGCGACCGCGCCGACTTGGGTGGCGTTCATTGAGTCAATCTTCAACGGCTCGGCAGCCTTGATCCAGTTTGTGCAACGCCTGCTCGGCTACTCGCTCACAGGTGACGTCAGCGAACAGATTCTCGCAATCTTCCACGGTGTAGGAGCCAACGGGAAATCGACCTTGTTGAACGCCGTTCTCGATGTGCTGGGGTCTGACTACGGAATCAAGGCGAAGAAGGATTTGCTGGTCGTCAAAAAGCACCAGGAACACAGCACTGAGATCATGGACCTGTTTGGTGTCCGTCTGGCCGTTTGCTCGGAGACTGACGACGGGCAACGCCTCGCCGAGGGATTCATCAAAGACCTGACGGGCGGCGATCGAATCCGCGGTCGCCGAATGCGGGAGGACACATGGGAGTTCAGGCCGAGCCACAAGCTCGTTCTCGCGACGAATCATCGTCCGGTTGTGAAGGGCACCGACCACGCCGTCTGGCGCCGGCTGCGTCTCGTCCCGTTCGATCAAGTTTTCGACGGCGACAAGCAGGATCGTCAATTGCCCGAGAAGCTCAAGGCAGAGGCCGAAGGGATACTCGCGTGGATGCTCAAGGGGTGTCTCGACTGGCAGTCGCACGGCTTGGGAACGCCGGATGAAGTTGAGACCGCGACCGCGCAGTACCGCAGTGAATCAGACGTGCTTGGCGTGTTCATTGAGGAATGCTGCCTCGTTGCGGGTACGTGCAAGACGCGGGCCTCAGACCTGTACTCCGCTTATCGACGCTGGTGTGAGCGAACGGGTGAGCATGACAGCGGGCAACGTCGCTTCGGACGGGCCATGACGGAGAGAGGCTTCACACGTTCGTCGAACAACGGCACTTGGTATTCAGGTATCGGAATCAAGGCGGAACAATCGGAACAACAGAAAGGGGAATCGCAATAAAAACACACGGCCTCTGTCCCGCCTCGATTCATGGTTCCGTTCCTTCCACGGTCATCGTTCCGCGGCGGTCTCAGGCGATGACTTTTCAGTGTCGCGGCTCGCGCAACGGAAGCTTGCAAGCTTCAATAAATCGGCCGAAAACGTGGGTCACGGAACCTTCGGAACCTGATTTCAGGTTGAACAGCATATACATAGGCACGCATGAGGCGCTAACTGTGAAACAGGTTCCGTTCCTTCCGTTGGCTACGTTGCATGGTTCCGCGATGGGGCAAGAAGGGGGATCCCATATCTCCCCGCTGGCCCCTGGTCTTTCGATCCGAGTTCAACGGCGGGGTCTCGACAGGTGACGCGCAGAACTCACAGTTATGGTTGTCCTCACAACAGGAAGTAGCGTAATGACTTTCGACAGCGTACAGCCAGAATGTAGCCACAGTGAAGACCCGCCGACGGTCATGAATCGCGGCGGCGCGCCAAGGGGTAATGCCAACCGCGCTCGGCATGGACTGTCTGCGCTGCAGAGTACGGGGCGCGTCCCGCTGAAGATGCCTGGGGGGTATCACCTGCGACGCGCCTTGCGGAAGATGCATCGCGAACTGATTGCTGATGTGACCGCGCTTCGAGGCCGCGAGCCGTCGCTCTACGAGCTGGCGCTGCTCAACTCTGCGTCGCGGCATGAGGCAAGGGCGCGACTGCTGGAGCGATACCTGCACGTCGACGCCGAAACAGAGGCGCAGGTTGTCACCACTTCGCGAGTGGTCAACGGCACGCGAGCGGCGGTCTCGAAACGAACGGGCATGAGCGTGATGGAGCGGGCTGAGCTACTCGAAAGGATCGGCCGCGCAACTGACGCGCGTGACCGCGTGTTGCGTCAACTGGGTCTCGACGTGTCACAGCAGCGCCATCCCTGGTCCGCTCTCAAGTCGATCACCGCGAATGTCGCTCCGGCTTCCCCAGCGGCCCGCCAGCGAACGCAAGACGGTCAAGACGACCAGACCATCATCCCCGACAGCGGATGATTTATACGCGGGAAAATGTTCACACACAGAACAGGCTTCTCCAGTTTGATTGATGAATGGGTGCCAGAATGCCAGCGAAGATCATTGCCGACGTGTTGCTCCGGGAGATCATCGAAGCCCAGGCGGACTCAGCGCGGAAGCGGGAGGCAGCGGACAAAGCCACCTCACTGGCCGAGACATCCGAGCGTGAAGCGAACACGGCGGGCAAGCGCGTGGCGACACTTCAGGCTGAGGCTGTTCAGCAAGGCGTGCAGTTTGTGTGTGACGGTGACGAGCTTGTCACCGGCGTCGAAGTCCCGGCGGCCGGGTGGGATTGGCCGTGACAGCAACCGCGGATCGTAACCCTCAGCAACCAATCGACTGACCAAAGGTGATGAATGCCCGACGCCTCCCGTAGTGTGGTCATCAAGCCCTTCCCCCAGCGATTGCCCGACTGGCTGACCATCGGCATCCTTGCCGCGTTCGGGTCCGGCGGGTCCGGCAGGCTCGACAGCGATGACCTCTCGTTCGAGTCGCTGATCGACCTTGTCATCGACAGGCGGCCGGATCTTATCCCCCTGCTGTACAGGCAGAACGCCGGCCTCCTGGAACTCGCTGATGGTCGCGAGCAATTCGCCGTCGAACCGGAGCAAGGCATCGATCTCGACGATTTCAAGAGGATGGCCGTAGGCTTTGCGAACGCTGTGGGAGGCTGCGGCTGTGAATGGTTTTCGCTTGAAGCCGCCGACGGGCGGCGATCGCTGGTCGCTGTGTTTCTGATGCATCGGGACCCAGGTGCGTGAGTCGTTTCCCAGTGCGCCAACCCATTTTCACCCAGGAGGAATGAATGGCCGTCTCTCTCGTGAAAACCCTACCAAGTGCTGTGCAGACGAAAATGAACAAAGTCACCGGAAACGCGGGTCTTTCAGCGACCGATCTGAATGACCCAGTCCAAATCCTCCGGCGGTTCCTGGCAAAGTATCCGCAGTACACGCCGCTCTTTTCCAATTGTCGGTGGGGCGACGACGGCGGCGGGAACCTGGCTTTCGACCAGATCCCGAACGCGGCAAACACATCACACTCGGCAACCGGAGGCTGGCATTCGGCTCTTGGAACATCCCTCGCAACTCTTCTGGAAATGACACCAACCATCGTTGTCGGCGTCGTGCCGAGCCTGCACGCTGTCACCCTGAGCTGACCGGTCTCCCATGATCTCTTACGAGAAATTCCTGCAATACTCGGCCGATCCGGCGGCGTTCCGTGCCGACCTCTGGGTTGAAGTCGACGGCGTACCCCGGCGGTTCGGCGAGGTGCAAGACCCGTGGCAGGCGGAAGACTTTGCCGCCTGCGATCCGGGGTGGCAGCGGTGCATCGGGCGGCCGATCGAAGGCGCGAAGCTGCGCGCGTATCTGGAACGGCCGAGGGGTCACAGCAAGACGACCGACATTGCCGTGATGGTCACCTGGGCGTTGTCGTTCGCACCGAAGATCGTCAGCGGTTACGCGGCGGCTGCCGATAAGGACCAAGCGCGGTTGCTTCGGGATGCGATCTTGAAGCTGTTGCGTCTGAACCCGTGGCTGGCCGAGTTGCTCGAAGTTCAGCAGTACATCGTCCGAAACGTGGCCGCGGGACACCCTGGGAACGGTTCGCAGCTAGAGATTCTCAGTAGTGATTCCGGTTCGAGCTACGGGATTCTGCCGAGCTTCGTCATCACGGACGAGCTGACGAATTGGCAAGGGGATGGAGACCTCTGGCATTCGCTGGTGTCGTCGGCTGCCAAGGTGTCGACGTGCATGCTGGTGGCGATCAGCAACGCGGGAAGAAACGCCGGCGACTGTTGGCAGTGGAACGCCCGCGAACACGCACGCACGTCCCCCGTCTGGCACTTCCGCACGCTCGACGGACCCAAAGCATCGTGGCTGTCCGAAGCGACACTCGAAGAGCAACGGATGATCCTGCCTGGGGCCGTGTACAAGCGGCTGTGGCTCAACCAGTGGGTCCAAGGCGGAGACGCGCTGGACGGCGCGGACATCACCGCATGCATCACCCAGGCCGGACCGATGCACGGCGTGGAACGCGGGTATCAGTTCGTCGGCGGTCTTGATCTCAGCACGAAACGGGACAGGTCTGCGCTGGTTGTTCTCGGCGCGCATCATGAGACGCAGCGTGTTCGCCTGGCAAGCGTCCAAAGCTGGGCCCCCGACGCCAGCGGGCAAATCAATCTGCCCGACGTGCAGAAAGCGCTCATCGAAGCGAACGAACGGTATCGGTTCCGGCGCGTCTACTTCGATCCGTTCCAAGCGGCGCTGATGGCACAACAGGTCGAGAGGCTCGGGGTGAAGATTGAGGAATACCCGTTTTCCGGGGGCAACTGCAATCGCATGGCGAGTTGCATCCTCGAGACTTTTCGAAGCCGGCGGATCGACCTCTACAACGATCCGGGGCTCGTCAAAGACCTGTCGAAGCTGAACATCGTCGAAAAGTCATTCGGCTTCAAATTGGAGGCGGCGCGGGATGCGAGCGGACACGCCGATCGGGCCATTGCGCTGGCGATCGCTCTGCCGGCGGCAATGGAGTTGGCCGGCAAACGCCGAGTGCGCTTGGCAGTCGGGATTTGAATCGGAGCTTGAATTTGTTGTGTTACGACCGCTGGCGATTGCAGCCGGGAAGTTCCGGCGGTCCAAAACCTCTCGGCTGAAACGGAGCGTGACGAATGGCGACTGCGAACAAGAGCGACAAGGGGACGGATGTGATGGCCCCGGTGCAGGCCACCGAGGAACTGAACGAGATCGCCGAGTCCATTTTCATTGAACTTCTCAAAACCTGTCGCGACGGCAAACAATACCCGGCTCTCGCGCATGAGGCATTCAAATCGGCGAGCGCGTTCCTTGAAGTGAAGGCGCGCATCAACGACGGCGACCTTACGTGCGAACCGGACAAGCCCGACGTTCCCGAGTACATCGAAATTCCGGTGATGATCGAGAAAAAAGACAACGAATGGGTTCCATTGAGGGACATCGCGACGGGCAAGACGATCATGGAACGGGCCCCAGTGGACCGGGATGCCTATGCCCCGAATTTGCCGGCGACGCATCCCATTAACCTCCGCTGCAAGCCGCGCGATGGCGTCTCGGTCGAAGAGCGGATCGCACGCCACAATGCCGAGAAGGTAATCGCAGCGGTGATTCGCGAGAAGGAGGACGACGCTCGCCGCCTGGCCGCGTTGCGGCACTAACGTCATTCGCGCCCCGTCGGGGGCGTCGTCGCGTCCTGACGGCGGCGTTCCCCGGCGTGGGTTTTCTTCCCAATCAAACCAAACACGGAGGCTTGAATGAAGTCCACTGGGCAGACCGCTGGAGTCAAAGACTGGGAATATGTTCTCGGCACGCGCACGCGGAGGGCCCCCGGCGTCGCACGGCCCGGAAAAACACTCGGGGCGGCGCTGATGGACGCGCCTGCGTATGGCGACACGTTCGTTTCCGAGTCGGAAATGTGTGCGATCGCCAGAATTACCACCCCCACCCCGGATCGCTCCGAAGACGTCGTCGAGCCGATGGGGATCATGCTCGACAATTACCGCAAGAACCCCGTCGTCCTCTGGGATCACGGGATGAGCGGGCTTTCAATGCCGATTGGCAAGAGCGAAGACCCCACGGGGAACCTCGCCCTCACCATCACCGAGGAGGGGATCGACGCCGGCTGTTACTTCGCCCAGGGGATGTTTGAAGCGTGCCAGATTTTCGAGCTGGTCGTTCAGAAGATCGTTCGGGCAACGTCGATTGGTTTCAGGCCGATTGAAGCCGAAGTGCGGAGCCGCGGGCAAGATCGGCCGGGCCTGCTCATCAGCCTCTGGGAACTGTTCGAATGGAGTTGGGTCGCTGTCCCCGACAATCCCGACGCCCTGGCAAAGATCCTCCAGAAGGGAAAACTCGCCGGCCGGCCGATCTGCGAACCAATCCTCAAGAGTCTCGCACCGTTGAAGCCCGCCGCGCGCCCCTACGGCACTGGCTGGACTCCGCCGGCCGATTATCACCTGAAAGCCGAGATGTACCGTCGGAAGGGGAAGGAAATGCGCGAACAGGCGGAGCTGCAGGAAGCGATTGAGGAGTTCAGGGGGGCGGTCAATGAGGCCGCGCTTGCCGTCGCGGCCCGAGTCGTCGAGGACCTCAAGGAGAAAACGGAAGCACTGGTGGCGGCCGTTCGGCGTCGCACCGCTGCTGACTCTCAGTCAGAGACCGGCGGCGAATCCGGCGTCGAGCCTGGCGCGACGGCCTCGCCGGGCCCAGTTGAGACCGAACCGGAGGCCGATCCGCGGCTTGCTTGAAGATTTGTCCCGGCGTCACCGTCACCGTCGGCGCCGGGGGTGTGCCTGTAAGGAATCTGGCCGAATGCTGACCATGCAATTCACATCGCCCCTCGCCCGCTGGCTTTCCCTACCCTGGCCCCCCGGCTTTTTCATTCCGGGGTGTTTCTGTTGCGCCGCCGGTGGCCCGACCAACGGGTATTTCTGGTACGGCGACAACACGGTGGGAACGCCGATTCGCACCGCCTACAAGTACGATCAATCGGACTCATACACCGCGCTGGCCGACGCCCCGACACCGGCACGCAATTCAGCTCCCGGAGTTTCAATCTCCGGGAAAGCCTACAGCTTTGGCGGCTACGACGGGACGAGCGTATTGGCAGACGTGGAAGAGTACACGCCGGGGACAGACACCTGGGCCAGCAAGACGGACTTACCGACTCCCGCCCGCTTTTCTGCAGGGGCCGGAAGCATCGGCGCGTTCGGCTACGCATTCTACGGGAACCCGTTTGGGTCGTTGATTCGCGATACCGACCGCTACGACCCATCCGGCGATTCGTGGGCGGCGAAGACAGACGCGCCAACACCGGCACGATCTTATCCGCACTTCGGGGAGGCCGGATCGAGGTTGTTTACAGCCAGCGGGAGCAGGACAAGTCCGTTAGATGAATTGCGTGACACAGAAACCTACGTCGAAAATACTTGGACGTCAGAGGTGGACACGCCGTTGCCGAAAAGAACGTCGGGCAGTCGCGGATTCCCCAGTGGCAGCGGGCACTCAATCTTGGGCGGCGCGGCCGGCGGCGCTGCCTTGACAGTTCACGATCAGTACAGCTTCGGTGGCTCTTGGATCGCCAAAGCGGATCTGCCGAGTCCGGCGCGGTACGACAACAGTGGATTTCAGCTCGGGACCGCCGGGCACTCTCTCGGAAACGGCTCAGGCGTTACCGCCGACAACGATTCCTGGGTTGATGACGTGTGGAGCTCGAAAACAGACCTTCCAGCCGGGAGAGCGAGGCACTCATCATGCTCGATTTAGCGCAACTGCTGTCCGATCACCAGATGAATCACTCCGAGTTCCAGATGGACAATTTCATCACGGTCCGTTCGGGGGGCACACTCTACGGCTGCTACAAGCAAGCCCTCCGCGAGCTTTGGAAGCGATACCGCGGTCTGACCGGACTGTACTGGGAGCGGGCCACGATCGCTGCGGAGGCGGAGGCCACACCGTCAAAAGCCGATCATCGCCTTATCCAGCTCGACAACGCCAAGCAGCGTCTGCGGACGGAAGAACTCGACAAGTCGATCGCCGACACTGAACGCGAGTTCCTGCACTTCTACGGGCAGGCCACGGCGCTGAGGGAAGCTTTGGGAATCAGCGACGAAACCCCGCTAACGTCGGAGCGACGCGCCACGCTCGACGCCGAAATGTGGGAGCATCATCTGCGATCAAAGCTGGCGTGTGAAATCATGGCTCACGGCAGTCCGTCCGTCGCAACGCTGGAGATGTTGCAATCCTTTCCCCGTGAGATGCGGCGTCAAATCGTTCAGCAGTTGCAGTCTGAGCCCGGGCGCAAGGCGCTGCTCGACTGGTTTCTGGATTACTCTCCGCAGCTCCCGGCGCCGCGAATTCCAAGTGGGACCGAATCAAGGAGGCTTCTGGAATGTTGCGCGTCGTCGCGTTTTCCAACGCTGTCGCTGATTTCGTGCGAGACGGGTGTCGCCTCGTCACAACGGAACAGTACGCCGAACGCCTGCGAATCTGCGAAGCCTGTCGCCGCCGCGCCGGCCTAAATTGCAGCTTGTGTTCATGCGTGATCGTCATCAAAGCCCGCGGACGCGCCTGGCAATGCCCCGACGACCCGCCACGCTGGCCGGCCATACCTATTGACCAGCCTTGAAGCGAGCACCGCCCCTCTTGGAACTGGAGACCAATCATGCCAGCCATCGCAGCCCCCGCCCCGGCCGGCGACGACCCCGAGCGAAAGCTCGAAAGAATCTACCAAGCTGTGGCCGACGCCGTCACCAACTTCGAAGGCAGCGACGTCCTGCAGGATGAAATCGTACCACTGCTTGCGCACGTCCACGAAGACTATTTCAACCAGCAGGCCGGGCCCGATGGACCGTGGGCAGCGCTGGCGCCATCCACAGTGAACCGGAAGGGGCACGACACGATCCTCATCGACACAGGCACCATGCGGTCGAGTCTGCTGTTCGAAGGGGGCGATCACATTCAGGACGTCGGGGCCGATTTCCTCACCTGGGGCACCGACGATCCGAAGAGCTACTTTCATCAGATGGGGACGTCGCGGATTCCGGCCCGGCCGTTCGTCGGACTTAAAGACGGTGACATCGACCAGATCGCGGAGAAGATCGCCGACGCGGTTCAGGACGCCGTCGTACAGGCGATCGACAAGGAGATCGGGAACGGGTGATCGCGAACGAAACGTCGCAGAACTGTTTTTACGCACCGATCTTCCACGAGATAATAATTACGTGCTTATTTCACATTCTTTTACTTTGTTGCGAAAGTTGCGAAACCTCCATTTTTGTGAAATTCTGATGCCTTAATTGCCGTTTCGCAAAGCGGAGAAACCTCATGCCTATCGACCTGATGCAAGACAAACTGATCTGCCTGGACGACGTCGCCAAGATGCTCCCACGCAAGGGGGGCAAGACCGTCTGCGCACAAACTGTCAAGAAATGGGCGGATACCGGGATTCGCGGCGTGGTGCTTGAGGCCGTGCCGATCGGCGCGTCGCTTTACACTACGGCTGAGTGCGTGGAGGACTTTGCCGAGGCCCTGGAACGGAAGCGGAAAACGCCGCCACCATCCCGATTGGCAGCAAAGCACCGACGTGAATGCAATCGCGCCGCCAACCGTCTTGAAGCGATGGGTTTGACCCCTCAGCGATATTCACCCAAGCCCAGCAAGTAACGGGAGATTTCCATGGCGCTGGTCATATCACGCTACGTGGGTGAGGGGGTCTGGATTGGCCCAGACATCTATGTGCGGCTTGGCAATGTCAAGAGTTCGAATTCAGCGCGAATCGTGATCGAGGCCCCGCCCAACATCAAGATCAAGCGGGACGAGAGCGTAAAGCGGTACGGTCGGGGGATTCTGATTGGTAACACCGCTTCGCATTCCTCTCAGCCGTCCGAATCTGGCACGTCGCTGGATCCAGCAACGGGGGCAAACGCAGCCATCAATACCAATTGACATACTGTCCCGAATTGCCCCCTCCCGCCATTGACACACGCCGCCTCAGCAGCACAAGATACTGGTGTTGGAATTCCGGCCTAATCACCCGGAGCAATGTATCACCGAGGTTCCTTTCGTCATGGAACAACAGAGAGCGTCCCTCATTTCAGGCGTCGGGAGTCCGCAAGGCCCCGAGCGGCGGCGTGATACCCGTCGTCAACAGCCTGTTTCGAGGGACGCTCTTTCTTTGCGCCTTTCTGGCGCGGGAGAATCCCTCATGTCGAAGTCTGTCTCGCGGTCCGTTTCGAAGTCGGCACATGCACAGCAGGCCATTCGTTCGTCAGGCCGGCCCATCCTAAATCGCAACCCGGCACTCCGGGTGGGCGACGAAGCGATGGGGGCCACCGTCAAAGGCAAGCCGGGCCCAGATGAGACCTGCCTGGGTGAGTTCGCCCAGGTGGGAGTAGGCAAGGCGGCGATGATCGTCCACACTGAGATTGAATTCGATCTCACCGGCAACAGGGCCGGCGACTTCGAACGCACGGCGTTGGCCATCTACGAAGTGATCGACCGTCTACTTGCCGCCGTCGACCGGATCGACCGCGCAGCGCCGGCCTCGGCGTAACGTCTCACAGCCCCCGGCCGTCGTTCTGGCGGCCGGGGGCATTTTCTGAAAGGGGAAACCATGAATGACGAAGACCTTCGGAAATTACAGCGGCAGGAACTTCGCAAAGGCATCGAGGTCGATATGCCAGATGGCACCACTGAAGTTGTGAAAGGGACGATTCTTGATGCCGATGACATTCCGAACGCCATGCTCGGCGCGACTGGTAGGGAAGTGTGCGTTGGATTCAACATCGATCCGTCCGCCGAAGCAATCGAGACTGCCCGTAGGCTCATTGCAATCAATCCTGACGCGGCGAACGAGCTGCAAGTTGCGAACGGTCAGGTATACGTGTCATTGTGTGGGATTCTGCGTCGTGATCCCGATGCCACAGCCGCGTGGAAAGTTGGTCCAATCAGATTCAGGACGAATACGGTTCAAAAGATTTTGAGAACACACACGCAGGTAACGGTAATCTCCATCGGGATGTTCGATGTGCTCAAGCACGGGGGGGGCGAATAATGCAGGACAAGATCAAACGATCAACCAAGAGACGCGGCAACGGGGAGGGCTCAATCTTTCAGCGTGGCGACGGTCGCTGGGTTGCGATCATTACCATCGGGTATGGCGCCGACGGGAAGCGCCGTCGCAAAACGGTCTACGGTGTGACGAAGAAAGAGGTTCAGGACAAGCTGGGCGTGCTGATGCCCCAGCAGCAATCCGGGTCCCTGGGCGACATGAAGCGAATCACCATGGGAGCATTCCTCGACCAGTGGCTCGAGAACACCGTCCGCCTCAACAAGCGGGCGTCGACCCACGCCAGCTACCTCCAGATCGTCACGAAGCACATCAAACCGTTCATCGGTGGGATGCAACTCTCAAAGCTCTCTCCCGCGGCCGTGGGGACGTTCTACGCGACGCTGGAACGCGAGGGGCGTTCCGGCCGAATGCGGCAAATGGCGCACGCCGTGTTGCACCGAGCTCTCGAACGCGCCGTCAAACTTGGACAGGCGGCCCGCAACGTCTGCGACGCCGTCGAGCGCCCCGAGGCCCCCAGGCACGAAATCACCCCGTTGACTCAGGATCAGACAGTGGCGTTCCTGAAAGCCACGGACGAGACGCGGCTCCGCGCGTTGTACATCCTGGCGATTGCGAGCGGGCTACGTCAGGGGGAGCTGTTCGCCCTTCGCTGGGACGACATCGACCTCAATTTGGGTGTTCTGTCTGTCCGCAGAACCGTGGTGCAGATCGGCACAGATTTCGTGGTCAATGAGCCGAAGACCGCCCGCGGAAAGCGGCTTGTGGAGCTACCGGCCTACGCCGTCGAGGCCCTGCAACAGCATCTCCGGTGCATGATGATTGAGGGACACGCCGGGGCCGGCTGGGTGTTCGTGAGCCGGAACGGGAAGTTCCTGCGCCGGAACGTCGTCCGCCAACAGTTGCGGGAGATTGTGACCAAGGCCGGTCTCCCGAAGATTCGCTTCCACGATCTGCGGCATACGTGCGCGACCCTGTTGATGTCCGGCGGGACACACGCCAAAGTTGTGCAGGAACGCCTGGGCCACTCCCAGATCGGGGTGACGCTCGACACATACAGCCACGTCCTGCCGGGAATGCAGCGCGACGCGGCGAACAGCCTCGACGCGATGCTCCGACCCACAGGTTCATGATTGGCTACACTCTGGCTACAATTTGTGGTAGTTTCGCTACACTCAATCGACATAAAGTATTGCCGTGATTCACTTAGGCCGGATGGCGGAATCGGCAGACGCACAGGACTTAAAATCCTGTATCCCGTAAGGGGTGTGCGGGTTCAAGTCCCGCTCCGGCCACTCGTTAGCACGGGGATTTCCCCGGAGTTATGGCATCTGATGGCTCTGGCAGCACTAAGAAACCGTAAAAGTTTTATTTCCGCAAATGGACAATTCTGATAGAAGACGACCCGCCGTGATCCATGGAAGGGAGGTGTCTCATGGCGGGAA